GTCCAGGATGATCATTGGATTCGATGGTACACTCGTCATCGTGACATCTAGTCCAGAACCAGCACGCGAACTGATATGATATTTTCTCTCTGATGCAGTATGCCATCCACTCTTCTTCAGACTCGGCCATTGCGCAGAGTGCTTGAATATCGACTTGGTCGAATGCTTCTGCCAGCCCAGCGTCTTCAGTCTCAACGTAATCACCGTCCTTTTTAACATAGGTCTTGCAGGCATCCCATCTACGAGGATCTTGCTTATTGGGGTGCTTGCCATTGAAATCAAGCCACGCTGCTGGCTTTCTTTGCACTTCTCTAAATTCAACACAGGCATGCAAATGCGGTGTTCCGTCTTCATGCAATTCTCTTGAAACCACAACATACTTGACTGTTGCCTTGGACTCAAGGAACTCTTTGAGGCACTCTTTTGAATCTTGACATCTTGCATAGGTAAGAAAGAAACGTTTTCCATTAAAGAAACTTGGCATAATTCCAGAAATTTGCTAATTTACTCGGGGGAAAGTGGGTCTATTTATGTACAACTGATGGGCGAAATTCGGCTTATCGGATTAGCCTGCAAACTAGGGGAACCCTGGTCGGTGACATCACCGTGCTAAGCCACTGACCGGGGTTAGTGGTTAGTCCCCGCGAAGCGGTGGTTAGGGTTAGTCCTCTCAGCGAAGCGTGGTTAGAGGGGAAAGGGTTATTTAATGTACATGCTCACTACCAAAAATAAAATGTGGCGCAGCACATTCTTATTTATTATATCCTCCTCCTCCTCCCGCCATATATAATATTACGGCGGGAGGAATTCCTATTACTCACATGGTGGTCTCCTATGCACTAAAAAACTTGGCTCGCAATATGCGTGCAAGTGGTAAGCAGGGTGGTCGTAACTTTTCTCGAGTAGCGTTAGCTATGGCAAAGTACGGCGCCCGGTCTACTAAGCGCGGTGTGAAATACCGCCCATCCGGATCAATGACCACTACCAAGAAGGGGAAACGCCGCTCAGGCGGCGGTGCTAAACGCGTCGAAGACGTGGGAAGCACGTATGCTTTTTACTATATGAAAGGCCACAAAGCTCGTAAGGCTTTCAGGAACGCTCAGTCTACAAAACTGACTTTCAGAGACGACGCGACAGTCGTCGTCTCTTCGGGCGCTGGTCGTCAGCGCTCGTTGGATATGCCATTGTCAACATTTGACCGCGCTCATCTGACTGTTCTTTTTGCAAAGATTAGAGCTGTAGCTATAACTCAGGGATGGACTAATCAAGCTAACAATATTAAGCTTGTGTTGCAGTCTTGTAAAATCAAGACTGAAGTTAAAAATCAAACTAACGATGAAGTTCAAGTTTGGATTTATGATTGCGTCATTAAAAATGACGATGTTGCGGGCAATACACCAGTTGTAGACTGGTATAATGGTGCTAATAATGCAGTTGATTCACCACTGCTCACTGTTGATGGCTTCCCATACGCTACCCCCTTTCAATCTGATTTTTTTAGAGAGAATTGGAGGGTATTAAAGGTGACCAAGCTTCAGATGAAAGCTGGAGCTGTTGACACACACACCTTTACACAGAAGGTCAACAAGACCTTTAGCTATAGCAAGTTCCTTAACGATAGTGATTCTCTGTTTGGCAAGCTTACTTGTCGTTCATTTGTCATTCTTCTTGGACCCGTTGGTCACGTCGCTGCAACGCCTACGACGATCTCTTACGCTCCTGCGAAATTGGATGTCATTCAAACAAGAACTACTAAGTGCACTGGCTCGCCGGATAATGTATCGTATAATAGATATGATATTACTGTTCCTGCTACGGCACCCTTGGTGGCAATGACCGATGCCGATGAAACAATCAATAGTATCATCGTTGCTTAATAAAATTCCTTTATTGGTTAACTGTATAGCGCTGCACTCTTCTACTAATCGCCTCATCATTCATGTCTACGGGCCACTCGTTACACGTAAATATCTTGTGCACACCAGCAGGTATGCTTGCAACAGCATGCCGACAATGAATAGCACGAGGATTATCAAAGTCAACCAAATGTATCTGACTGGTACGTGGGAAATGCGTAAACGAGACATCATCAAACACTATCGACTTGTGGAAATTGGGTCTGAACTTTTTCAGTTGATCGATATGCGAGACGAACAGGGACGGTTTCGGCGCGTTAATCTTAGCCCAAGTGGTCTTGCCACATCCAGAGGGCCCTCGCAGCACCAGGCACCTGTGTGCATTAGCGTTGAAAACAAACTGGGACAAAGATGCACAAATCTGTCCAGGATGATCATTGGATTCGATGGTACACTCGTCATCGTGACATCTAGTCCAGAACCAGCACGCGAACTGATATGATATTTTCTCTCTGATGCAGTATGCCATCCACTCTTCTTCAGA